CATAGCCTCGTGTTGATCTTTCTGCTGCCTAATGGACATAGCCTCTTGCAAAGCCGAACCTTCAAACAAATCTTCCTTTCCTTCTGTTTCAGCTTTCTTTATATGCTCATCTACTTTTGATTTAGCATAAAGGAATTTGTTTACTGCTCCTGCCCAATCATTAACATCCTTAGTTTTTCCAACAACATCTCTACAAATAGTATAGGCACTATCTAGAGCTTTTAAAGCTATAGCAATTTCGCCTATCATTACCAATCACCGGTCCAATGTTTTAAGTCAAACTCTTTGTACAACTTACGTTTTTCAGCCTCCCAGTTTAATGCAAGAGAGCCGTTCCGGTAAATAAACGTGTCATACGGAGGAGTTTCCTCATAGAACTCAATAAAATCAGCAGCATTTATCTGGTTTTTTATTTTTTCAAACACCTTTTTCTCTGGGTTAGAGTCAATTATTTCTCCACAAAGTGCTTGAGTAACAGCGTGCATATAAGTTTGTGGCCCTAAAAAATAAATGCTGTCATATCCTTCTATCAACCTTTGCACATATAAAGAAGCCGCGTAATTGTAGGCCGGGTTTTCGGGCGCTGTCATCATAAAATCATGTGAAAAGTCACGGTCTTGGCAAATAGGTAGCACCCATTTGGTGTTTTCTTTTAATAAACTATCAAAGCTAGTGTTACAAAACCGGTCTATGTCCATGTAAACACCGCCTTCAATAAACAATTTGACCAAACGCCAAAGGTCTGTTTTTTGTACTATGTGTTTATCTTTGATCAAGTCATAATGCTGTGGCTCTAATTGTTCTTTTAAATACGAATCTATTTCTGCGTCATCGTAGATGGTTACTTCCCACTCTGGGTTCAATTTAATAAGCTTTTTAACCCCTTCTACCACTAAAGGGTTTGTGCTTTCTAGGATACTTTTGTCTTTCCAAGACATATGCACTGTTTTAGGGATAAGAGCGTTCATATCTTTAAGTCATCGTTACGGGCAGTGCTTCGGCCTTGTAGTGGCCGCCCTTTAATGGTTGTATTTAATTTATCGCCATCCCATTCGTTGTAAGCGTATACCCCCATTTGATGAATAGGGAATAAATCTGCTCTGAGTAAAATGTCTAATGGGCCTGTAAGTCCGTATTTAATAACGTAAGCCAACATACTTTTGGCTACAGCCGGATCAATAGCGTAGGCATGAGCGCGGCAAATAAAATGATAATTCGGGCCTTCGCTTGCGTGTGGAGGGGTTGGTAACACATCCCACCCTTGCTTAACTTGCTCATGGCTTCCCAGATAACAGATAGAGTTGTAAACAGCGTGTTTTGTGTACGGTTGTGTCATTACGCTATCGTGTTCTAGCACTACCAAAGGCTTATCTTCTGTTACACATTTTGCCCATAACGAAATATGGGAAAGGGCGCAAGCAACCTCTCCTCTTGTCATATAATGATCAATAATTTTAACGCAATCCATAATAGGATTATGATGAACAGGTTCTTGTATTTCCCCTTCAATTCCGTTGTAAGCATCCCAATATTCATAAGGCTGTCCTACTTGGTCACAAGAAGCCGCGCAATTTTCTGCTTTACGCTCAGAATCTTCAAGACCTTTGACTCGGATAATGTATGCCGAATCAATTTTTAAATTGTAGGAGAAAAAAAGATTCACTCTAAACCATCCACATCATCATGTGTTTCAGTAGCATTAATGGCATCTATACGAGCTTCATACGCTGTTTGCGCGGTGGCTACAGCAGAAGCGTCATACTGAGTTGTAGGGTAGTTATCTATTTCTTTTGCTAACTCTCTTCTTACTACGGTATTAAAATCAGAGTTTGCTGAAGCAACTAAGCTTTCTTTGCGCTCACTTACCGTATAGTCTCTTTTGCCCCACACAATTTGTGCTGGAGTAGTGTCTAGGTTAAAAGTATGTGTGGTAAGTTGCTCTCGATTAGGGGTAATTTCCGGCAAAACTTCTACCGCTTCACGCCAACCTTTTTCATTATTTGGCGTAGTGTCCCAAACTTCCTTCACTTCTCCGTCGATTACTTGAATCCAAAAACCCGTATTTGTCGGCATCATAACCTCCTAAATTATTCAATTGTTTGTGTATTTGTGCAAAAGGCTTATCCCAATCCCCATGAGCTACTTGCCGAAATAATTTTACACTGTTATACCACTCGGTGTTTTCCCCTGATTTTGCCCAAAGGTAGTATGGAAGAACAGGGACTATTATCCAGGTGTCTATCCCCATTGCCGCCGACAAGTGCGCCACAGAAGTACAGGAAGTAATTATCAAGTCACAAGACGCAATAGCGTGTTGCGTCTCACCCCAATGCTGAAGTTGCACTTCCTTTACCCATTCTGGTTTATGCTGTGAACCTTCGTCACGTTGTAAAGATATAAAATCTGCCTCTATATCTTTTACTGCATCAAACAACTTACTGCTTGGAAATAGTCTGTGCTGCTCATGTTCAAACTTGGGATTGCCTTGCCATCTAAGCCCTATTCGTAATTTTTTATTCACAGAAGTTAAAGGTTTAGAAATATAGGGCGATCCATCAACATCGGCATACTGCAACTCAAGAGGTATCACAGCAGACATAGCAGGAACCCAAAAATCGTGTACCACTCCCCCCGCTGCTTCCGTTACAACCACGGCACTAACGCCCGGAATGTCTCTAAAAAGACTTGTTAACTCTGGAGAACAAGCTAAAACCACATCGCAACCTTTGTTTACAATGTAGCGCACCATTCCTGCACCGTGGATCTGATCACCTAAACCACCCTCAAGGTTAAGCAAAACTGTGCCTTTGCTTTTTCCATCCCAAAGAGGCACTGGCGAACCGGGATTAGGGTTACCAAAAACTTTTTCAGTTCGCCCTCGCAGAAGAAGTTTATGTCCTTTTAAAAGATCACCTCTTCTTAGCTCATACCAACCGCGATTAAAAGCCGCTCGATCATTAAGCGGTTCTTCCAAACCAATTTCATCTCCTATTTCTGCCGCTTCGTCTAAGTTACCCAATAGTCCCGCAGCTAACATCGTGTCTAACTTATGTAGAGGGAGACGCGAACTTGTCTCATCCCGCCAAAAACGAGGTTGAACAAAATCTCTATATAAGTGCTGTAAAACATCTTGTGCTGGAGGAACAACAGCTTGTTTTAGCTGTTTACGAACATCATGTAGCCCTTTAATATTCCAAACCTCCTCATCTTTTTCGTGAAGGCCCGTAGCATCAATATTGTCCGTATCGTAGGTATGGGGGGAAAGTTCTAAAAACTGCTCCACTTCCCGCAATGTTTTTACCGGATTCTTGTTTAACTGTTCATATTCTACATAGTGGATATGTTCTTTCATCCAATGGTGGGCTTCTAGTAAGTCTAGATAAGATCGTTTGATGTGTTCAACATACGGAGATTCGCGTAAAAAAAGAACAGTTTCACTAGGCTTTGCAATACGCACCATTGAAGCCACACAATCTTCTACATTACGAACGGTAGCAATAATCTTAGGGGGGTAACCTAAAGATGTTTTCATTGTAGAAATGTTTTTGGGTTTTACCCAACTTCTATTTTTATCTAAAACAACTTTTTCTTTTACAGATTTATATTTAGCGCCACACACGGCTTTAATTACATCGTGGACTTCTTGTTTAGAAGTAGCTTGAATATTGGCTTTTTCAGAAGAACCCTCCCAGCCTTTTAACATTCCTGTCAAAATCTCTAATAACCCTGACGTAGCCGTAGCGTGAACATCTGGGTGCTGATTTAAAAGAGCCGCTAAAACAGTTGAACCTGATCTAGGTAACCCTGATAAAAAATAAAGTTTTTTCATGTGCTATGCTTTAATCGCCCAACAGGTAGCACTGCCAGATATACCTATATGTATGCGCGACCAATCCGTTAAAGAGCCTATTTGGACAGGAGAAGAAAATGCGGTGTGTTCCACGTTTATCCCCGCTTGACCTTCATAGTTACCGCCCCACGCCCAAAGCGTTCCATCCGTTTTTACCGCGACAGCCATCTGATTACCCGTTTTAACGTCTAGCCAAGTAGTTAACGCTCCTATTTGAACCGGGCTGTTTCTTTGCACCGCCGTTCCGTCCCCTACGCCACCGTTGCTATTTCTGCCCCACGAGTAAAGTTTGCCGCCTCTAACTCCGGCCATATTTTGATACCCGCAACTAGCCGTCGTCCAATCAGTTTCTGATCCAAGTTGAACAGGGCTGCTTACCTTAGTTGTATTACCTTTCCCTAATTGCCCGTAATCGTTGTTCCCCCAAACCCAAGCGGTTCCATCCGTTTTAATAAAAAATGATATATAATTGCCAGTAGCGCCTTTTGACCAATTAGTTAACGACCCTACTTGAGTAGGTGAGGATACATTGATAGCGTTGTTGTGGCCCGTCGCACCGTAATTTGCCGCCCCCCATGTAAAAAGTTCCCCGGAGGTGTTAATAGCCGCAGAAGGGACTGTGCCTCCCGTAGTAAACGCCCAATTAGAGGAGGTAGTTACTTGAACAGGAGAAGAATATTGTAAAAACTGATCGGAAAGCCCTCTGCCTTTGTTAATACCCATGCCGCCTTCTTCGTTATCCCCCCACGACCAAAGCCTTCCATCGGATTTAATCGCTTTAGCGCCCCTAGCGTTTTGCGCTAACATTGCGCCGCCGCCAGCCCAATTAGTTAACGAACCTATTTGAATAGGGGAAGAAGCGTTAAGCCCTGTATTCCAAGCGCCAAATCTTTTATCTCCGCAATTATATAAATAACCGGCTGCCCGAGTTGCTGTAAAATTGTAACTACCCTCTGCATACAGCCAATCATCATGACCATAAAGTTGAACAGGAGAAGACTTCCTAGCACTGTATGCTGTTTCAGCTAAATTCCATCCACCCGCCCCGTTATAATTATCACCCCAACCCCAAAGCTGACCGGGAGAAACACCACCCGCTAACGCAAAGTTGCCTAGCATCATTAAATTTATTCCAGACATAAGTAATTACCCTTATATGTTTCCAGTAATGACACACACGGTTGCGCTAATAAATAAAATGGTTGCAACCCCTCTGGTGGCTAACGTCGCCGTAGCAATATCAGCGTCCTCACCTGCTTTGTAAGCAGTAGTGATTGTACAAGTTATGGTCACATCACCTGTGGTGTTATTAAAAATAGATATTACATCGCCTTCTGCAAAAACAGAGTTAGGTATTACAATCGCCCCGCTAGAGCCACATTGCACATATTTGCCAACATCCCCTACAGCAAGCGTGTAACTGCCTGTTTTTGTTCCCACCGCAGGAGCGTTCCTAAACCCTACTTCATCAGTACCGTCTGCGGTGCAATTAGAAAGGTTGCCCGAGTTAGGTGTTCCTAAAACAGGTGTTACAAACGTAGGAGTATTAGCAAACACTAAAGCACCAGAACCAGTTTCATCCGTTACAGCACTAGCTAAATTTGCACTAGAAGGTGTTCCTATCCAAGTCGCTACTCCCGTGCCAAAAGATGTAATTCCCGTTCCGCCGTTACCGACAGGTAGTGTACCTGTAACTTGTGATGTAAGATTAACACTACCTAAAGTTCCACCTAATGTAAGGTTTCCCGAACTGGTGACCGTACCCGATAAAGTAATGCCATTAACACTTCCCGTACCCGCTACCGAAGTGACTGTACCCGGAAAATTGTTAATATATTCTAAAGCGTCCTTTACTGCTCCTCCTGCCCCTGCTCCGTCTGTATAAACAACTTTAGACTTTGCGGTAGGAATAGTAACCGTGCTGCCCGAGCCTTGTTTTATAGTAATGGACTGCCCGCCACTCGTAGCGTTTTCGATAATCCACATTTTAGAAACAGTGTTTGGAGCAAGCGTTACTTCACGGGTCGTACTCAGACTTACGCCAGAGGTTATTTTTAGATAAAACGCTCTGGTTGCATCAGACGCACCATCTGCCATTGTTAAAGTAGTATTGGCATCTGACGCCATCACCTCTGCGCCGTAACCTAGAGCTTGGCCTACCAGCTCAAGGTTGGTATTTGTACTTGTGCCCCATGTGCCACTTTCTGCGCCAGTGGCAATCTCTTTTAATCGTAAATTATTAACATAAGTTGCCATTTTAAATCCTCTTTATGCTGCCATTGGAACCCAATTTGGTGTTTGTGACGGTTGTATTTCTATCCACATTGAAGTGCCGCCGACCGCCCCAGTTGCCTCCACTCCAGTTAAAATTATCGTAATATCCGTAACCTGAGTTACTGTGCCTACGCTACACGTTGCGGATGTACCCGTTACATTAACAATAACTGGGATACTAGCCGTTGCTGCATTTAAAAATCCTGTCGCATATACTCCAGTAAGCGTAACACTGGACGTACCTGTTGTCGTTACCGAGCCAACCGCTGTTGTAGCTTCTACGCCCGTTACATTAGCGGTCCCTTGCGCTATCGCAGTAACAGTGCCTACTTCGCCTGTTGCTTGCGATCCGGCGTTGGAGAAACCCCATCCGGCATCACCCCAATCGCCAATACCCCACCCCTCTAACGAGACGGTCACTGGTATGCTTCCTGTAGCTGATCCCGTCGCAGAGGTAGCAGCTACTCCTGTCAAGGCAATCGTGACGTGCCGAACCACCGTAGCCGTAACACTACCCACAGCAGAAGTGGCTTCTACGCCAGTAACGGTTACAGTGGAGTCACCTGAAAGAGTCACCTGTCCTACTGCCGTAGTAGCTTGAACTCCTGCCGAGGTTTCTCCCCAAGGGTCATTACCCCAGCTATTTTGGCCCCATCCGTCTAACCGGATGGTTACGTCTGCCATCTTAGGCTATCCTGATCAACGCCGAGCTAGAGTTAAACGTAGGCATTACCACTGCAAAATCACCAGCACTTGATGATTTATCTGACCCAAAATCTAAAACAACCAAAGAAGGATCACCTGCCGCCGTATCATTGTAAATTAACGCTCCCCTTGCAGTTATCGTAGACGATCCCCAAGTCTGATCTCCAAACTCAGCAAAGGCTGTAGTTCCAGAGGCACTTGGGTTTACGTTAGTTAAATCTTTTCCAGGCGCACTGTAACCTGTTCCAGACACTTCGTTTGAAGCAGTATACGCAGTAGTGCTTGCGTTTAAAGTGGCACTGTTCGTATACAAAGCCATTTTAAAGGTGTTGCCCCCGCTTTTTAAATTGTGTACTCCTTCCATAAGCTCTTGCTTAAAACTTGTACACATATAATTTCCACTAAAAGCCATATCATAATCTCCTAATCAGTTCGGCTAGTTTTGGTTCCCCAGCATCATTTAACGCATTATAAATCGTAGTTCTATCGCTTTGAATCGCTTCTTTAATATATCCCGCAACAACCGCTTCAATATTGCTTTTAAACGCATGAGCTTGCTGTTGTAACACAGGATTGGCTTGATCCGAAATGCTAATAATCCTGTCTACACACCGAGAGGCTACCTCTTCAGGAGTGAATCCTCGATTATTGGTAGTATGTACCATTACATTTCCCACAGACATTGTTAACTCATTAGTCATCATGTTTTATCCCTTATCACCATCCCTGTTCTGTATTGATCGGTAACTTCTTTAGCTTCACCGAATTGTTTAAGCGCAACTAACGATTCAGCGTAACGCTGCTCGTACTCTTGCATTAAAGTCGGATCGCCTTTCATATAGACATAAGCTTCTATTAAACAACCGTACAAAAGAGTTAATTCTGCATTTTGGCTTAACCATGTTTCTCCGCTTCCTGCTCCGGCAGTAATACTCGCTGGCCGATAAAAATAATGAAGCTCTACACTATAGTTATCGTTAGGCGTAGGGCCAATAATAAAAGAAGTAGAGTCAAAACTAGCGTAGTAACGCGGTTCCCCGGTAAGCGTCCTATCCGGGTTAAAACTTTGAATAAAATTTACGCTTTTAAAATCACAGAATTTTTTGTCATTACTAGAGTCAGTAAAAGACAGTGAAAACGGCGACAGAAAATCTGTGGGCATGATCAAAAACTCATCCCCCTGAGTCATGTTTCCAGTAGAGTTTTTACGGAACAACGTCAACTGAACCGTCTTTAAAATACGTTCCTCCGCAGAACGTATAAAAATAGGCAGATTAGTAACAAAAGACGTCTCCGTATTTTGAGTATAATCCTGTATCGCTGTCTTTAGCTGATCGTATGTAAAAGCCATTATCTGTGTCTTCTTGTCTTTTTAGCTATTTTTTTTGGTTGTGCGCTAAACTGTTTTCCTGCTTTAGTGTCTTTTCGTTTTTTACGAGTGGTAGCCGCGTATTCTTTGGCAGACAAAGATTTTATTGCCCCTTTAGGCAAATACCTTTCTCCTGTTTTTGCACTCGGTTTCCCTGACTTTGTACCCCATTTTTGTTTAGTCCATTTCTTTAAAGACTGTTGAGATTTTTTCAAAGCCATTAATTTCGATAGCCTCCACCTTTTGCTTTGTATTGCTTTGCCAACATCTGAGCCTTACGCGCCGACCATTGACCGGGGTTTCCCCCTTTTCCGCCTGATTTTATTCTATTAAACATTTGCTTACGCATAGAAGGCTTCGTGTAGTTACCCGCCTCATTTACTTTTGATTTTTTAGCTTCTCCGCCTTTATTCATTCGTAAAGGACAAGCTGCACCTAAATTTACTCTACTATTCATGCTATTAAGGCGTATTCGCCTGTCCTCCCATGCCTGAGTGATTAGTACAATAGTAGTAAAGCGTAGGCGCTCCCGTAGCAACTTCAATTTCAGTGTAAGCGCCCGGATTACCCGCTACGCCGTTAACGGTCACACCCGTGGTGTACTCGGTTCCACCGCTATGCGTACCATCAGAGGTAGTAGAAAAACGTAACGGATGAGTGCCATTAGTACCCGCTGACTGATCTAGCCTATAGGTAGACCCTTCATTTAAGGTTAAGGTCGCTTGCTGTACACCATCTATATAATATTTGTTACCGGACCCCGGATTAGCCACAGTAATAGCATAAGTGGTTATCGGCGTAGCACTTACAGAACCCACTGCCGAAGTAGAACCAATCCCTGTCAAAGAAACCGTTACATCGCTTACTACACTATTAACTGTTACTTGACCTACCTGCCCGAAAGCAGTGAGGTTTCTTAAATTAGGGCCTTCGGGTAAAGGCACTCCGACATAAATAGACAGCACCATCGGTGTACTAGGCCGAGGGTTCCTTAAAGCTTGAGGGTCCATAACGTGCTTACGAGGGTCAAGCTGGGGTTGTTTTTTCTCCCATTCTTCGGGGCCTACTAAAGCTCCGGTCCACTCTACTTTCATGTCGTTTAATCTGTACACAAACCCAGAACGATCAGAAACCCCTAAAGCATATTTGCCTGTTGCAAACTTCGTCATTAGTTATTAAACCTCAGAGAAGAATATCCAGGTTGAATTGTGAAAGAAGCTCTGTCTCTATCTTCTACGGCGGCTTTATCGAACTCTTCTTCGTACAAAGCTTTCAACATGGGTGCGCGATCTTGGGCAATTTTTATAGATAAATAATAGGCCAGCCCCGCAGCTAAACAAGGGTAAAACCGAAAGGGGACCTCAAAAGTATTTATAAACGTGTCTGCGTCTTGAATCCGAGTCAAACGGTTAAAAATTAATATATCCGTATCATTGTCTGGCGTAGGCCACACTTCTAATTGTGGCGTGATTAAACGGTTCAAGAAGAATTGGCTAACTCTGCCTGTCGTGCTTTTATTGGGTATCGTTAAATAATCATCTCTACTTACCCGAGGGATAGAATAGTCCGTATTATCCCTGCGCAAAGCTACACTCAATATATCAATAGTATTCTGCACATTTGAGAAGTTAACTGCCGCAGATAAAGTAGTAGCCGTGCCAGTAGTCCCTCCCGTAATCACCTCTCCATTAGAAAAAGTACCTGTTGGAAGCGTAATAGCAAAGCTAGTAGCATTGGGGATGTTTGTTATCTGACAGGTAGCCCCGCTTGTACCACCAGTGAGGACTTCTCCCACGGCAAAATTGGCCGAAGCGGCTACACTCATGGTCAAGTTACCACCAGGATATACGCGAATGTTAGTGGCTAAATTTAAAGTGCTCTGCTGTATTGTCCACTGATTTAAACCTCGGTTTGCCCACTCTGCTAACAATAAATTTAAAGAGCGTTTGGCTGTTTTTAAGTCGTAACCAGTACGCACTGTTTTACCACAACGCTCAAAAGCTTCTTCGATGTAATCCGCTACATCTGGTTCAAAGTTAGTAGAGTCGGAAGTAGTCATTAGCGGCCTCTAGGCCCTTTCACCCGAGACGTTTTCTTTACCGCTGCCATGCCACCACCGCGCATTTTAGTCGGCCCTTTCACCCGAGACATCTTTTTTACCGCTGCCATGCCGCCACCGCGCATTTTAACCGGCGACGTGCCTTGACCGACGTTTTTTCCCATAGCCATAAGCTTGTGTTGAGGTGTATTAGAAGAATTAGCCGAACTGCCCGAGCTTCTTCCTACTGCTCCACCTGCACCTAAGTTAACCACTCTTTTTGCTTTGCTTTTGCGATTACCTTTGTCCATAGTACCAACCGCCGCAAACTTACGACGGCCCATAGACTTTTCAGTGCCTTCGCTTTCTTTACGGCGAGAAGCCATGCTTTGTTTTTTCTTACCTTTGTTTCTTTCGCCTAAAGATTCATCTAAACGAGAGTTATCACCTTGTTTTTTACGAGCCATTTTTAAGCCTCCGGTAGTAGGTTTCACGAACTCTTAACATATCCATTAAACCAAATTGTTGTTCATACTCTGTGTAATACCCTGTTTTCTTTAATTTTTCTCCAGCTTCATGCAACTTGCTCAATCTTTGTATAAAGATCATGGCATAGTCTGTATCTACCACACTTAAAAAATCGTCTTCAGTGTAAACAATATCGCTAGGTTCATCGTCGGGGTGATACGCCATTAACCAAATGTCTTTTTCAATAAAAATACCTTGCGCAATGGCTTCATTCAAACCGTCAATGTGTTGATAAAATTTTTCTGAATCTTTAATGTAATTAAGGTCTACAAGAACCACTAAATCGTTTTTATCGTCCCAAGTAGAAATCAGCGTCGTTAAATCCTGAAAAGCGGGACACGTCTTAAAAGCAATACCTACTCGATCTTCCGCCCAAGCCCCTTCGGCAAAAGGGCATGGAGGCAAATTAGCAAAGCTAGGGTTAACTTTTTCCAAAGCTTCCTTAGACCAAGACCTAATTTCTTCTTTAATAGCGTCTTCTATTACCATGCTTTACAAGACCAGTATCGTGGTGTGAATTTATCTTTAGCCGTATCGCAAGACATCCTTGATCTAAAGCTTTTACGGCGGCTAGGTTGATCTTTTTTTATCGTCATGTTGGCATCACCAAAACGCACTAGCTTTATTTCTGTACCTTTTTTAGCCAAAACCGCCGACTTTTTAGCGCCTTTAACGCTTCTTTTAGGCTTGTTATACCCAGCAAAAGTCTCTCCTCGGTACTTCAACCTACCACTAGGCAACCGCTCTACGTTCTTAGTAGTAGCCATTAATTGTAGAACACCGTAAAAGACGCAACATCAGCGGCCAAGAAATTAACAAAAGCTCCGTCTGGACACAAAAGGCCCTCATCGGGGATGTCCGGGTAATCTGAACTGGCTGCCGTACCAGAAGTCTGTAATGTCAAAACAGTGTCCCCGTTATTACCATTAACAAAAGCTAACGGACCAGAGTTGCCACTATTAACAAAATAAACCCCTCTAATACGCGCTCTTCCAGCAAAAATAGTTTCAGAAATAGTTGTCCCACTTCCTACGGTTACGTTCCCCGTTAGAGCCCCATTAACAGCGATCTGGGTTATTGTTTTAAATACTTTTGTGGTGCTTACAGTTGCCGAGGAACCAGGACCATTTAGGGTTTCGGTTACAGCGTTGTCGTTTGCATCTGTCCCAGTAAAAGTAAAAGTTTTACCTGTTTCCGATGAACCCGCAGAGGTAACTGTTGCATTACGCACAGGGACTAAAGTAGCAACTCCACCACTTGTAAGGGCGCCATCAATCGTTAAATTGGCTGCGCCTCCAGTAGTTTGTGCTTCACAAACCCCGTTCGGATCGACAGCAGCAACATCTGATGATAAGACATAGGTCGAAAAAACATCTGAACCTGCCATAAGTTACTCCTTAATTTCGCCACGCAAAATCATGGCTTTGTATGCAGCACTGCCAGGACTTGGCATGTCGGCTTTTTTCGCAGGTGCTTTTTTAACTGCGGCTTTTTTCGCAGGTGCTTTCTTAGTAGCCACGGTAGTCTCCTCCCAAGCTTCATTAATATCGGGAGTAGAGGGGTCGTCCCCTCTAAACTTCCCGGTTTCGTTTCGCGCACGTTTACGAGTTGTAGTCGCCATAATTTATACACTTATATTATAAGAAACACCTCGATCTTGCGCTGCCAAAACATAGTCTACGCCCATGCTTTTGGTTCCCGTAGCATCTCCACTAACCGATATAATCGCTGGAGTGATGTTTGCAGTGGGTACATTCGCGGTATGAGTACCTACCAACTGCTTAT